AGAAAAGACCTTCGCTGGTGTTCTGAATGGTAAGATGCGAGTTTACATTGACCCATACGCTAGAACCAACACCAACTATGTTATGGTTGGTTACAGAGGTTCCAACCCATATGACGCTGGTATTTTCTACTGCCCATATGTTCCTCTGCAAATGGTGAGAGCAGTTGGTGAAAACACCTTCCAACCTAAGATCGGATTCAAGACTCGCTACGGAATGGTTGCTAACCCGTTCGCAGCAAGCACCGACTTCACGACGGCTGGATCGACTTCGACTGGTAACCAATACTACAGATTGTTCGCTGTGAACAACCTGCATGGTAATACCGGATTCGGACTCTAATAAATAACCCTTCGGGGGTTGAGAACGGAAGAGGGGAGCCTTAGGGCTCCCCTTTTTCTTTTATAAATAAGTTATGCAATATACTATCCCACTCGGACAACCCGGAGCAACCGCTGACCAACCAGTAAATCCATTGGTGCCAGAAACCAATAACTATCTTACATCAAACTTTTATCAGTTTCAGTTGAACAGAGTTTCAAACGTTACTTATTTTTGTCAAGCAGTTTCATTTCCCGGAACTCAACTTTCACCCGTGGAAATGCCAAACACATTAGGACGACCAAACCAATTTGTTGGTGGTCGTTTTACTCATGAACCACTTACGGTTCAATTTTTAGTTGATGAAGATATGTTGAATTATAGAGAAATTTTCGATTGGATCACAAAAATTGGTAATTACGGTGATGATGACAAAATTATTGCCGGTTATCAGGCAAACACGTTCTTTTCCGATGCCTCTTTGCTCATCACAAACAGTGCGTACCGACACAAAATTCGTGTTAAGTTTAAAGATACCTACCCGATTGCCCTTTCGGGGTTAAACTTTTCGTCTCAGTTGGGAGACAATGAACCTCTATCCGCAACCGTTTCTTTAAATTTTGAAACACTGGATATCGAAACTCTTTGACATTTTAAATAATGACTGTATAATATTCGCATGGATTTAAATCGACTCAAAGAAGAAGTAAAAAAAGATTTGACTATCGACAAGACTGATCTTGCGTCGGAGTCTATTCGTATTCCGCAGATGCACAATAAATACCTAAATTTTTTGATGAACGACAGACTGGTTTTGTCCAAATACGATTCAGATTTGACAAAACTTCGTCACAAAAAATGGTTGTATTACACCGGAAAAATGAGTCAAGAGGAACTCGATGATCTTGGGTGGGAACCATTTGATCTCACTGTCCTTAAAACAGACGTTGATAAGTTTGTAAACGCAGATGATGATGTAATCGAACTTTTTCATAAAGTTATCTTACTGCGAGAAAAAGTAAACTACCTCGACGGTATAATGAAAGCAATTAATAGTCTCAACTGGAACATTCGATCCGCTATCGACTGGTACAAGATGACTGAATTCGCAGGGTAACTTACACACCATAAATATGGTGTATGAGTGACTTAATTATTACAAATGTAGATTCAGCATACATTCAAGTTGAGTGTGAACGGGCTTTAGCGAAAGAACTAAGCCAGTTTTTTACATTCTATGTTCCTAATTATCAATACACTCCTGCATATAAAAATAAAATATGGGATGGTCAAATTCGTCTCTTTAATGTTCTTTCCGGAAAAATTTACTCCGGGTTGTTAAGATACGTTCTAACTTTTGCGAAAGAAAGAAACTTAACCGTTGATTATCAAGGTGACTTTCCACAGAAGAAACCAAAAGAGGACATTGAATATTTTATAAAAAGTCTAAAGTTGTCTCTTGGAGATAAGGAGATTATGCCACATGAGCATCAATTTAACGCAATATGCCACGCAATTAATACACAACGGTGTTTACTACTGTCTCCAACTGGGTCCGGAAAATCTCTTATCATTTATGTTCTCATACGTTATTATCTTTCAAAACTACCCGAAGACAAAAAAATTCTAATCATTGTCCCCACAACTGGTCTTGTTTCTCAGATGTTGAGTGACTTTGAGGACTATTCAAATCTTAGTTCGTGGAATGCAAAACGAAATTGTCATACCGTCTACTCTGGACAAGCAAAGAAGTCTACCAAAAGAGTAACAATCAGTACATGGCAAAGTCTCTATAAACTCCCTCAGAGCGATTTTAAGGACTTCGGTGCGGTGATAGGGGATGAGTGTCATCTTTTCAAGGCAAAGTCTCTGACGGGACTCCTGACGAAGTTAACGAACGCTGAGTATCGTGTTGGAACAACGGGAACACTTGATGGAACGGTGACGCACAAATTGGTAATTGAAGGTTTATTTGGACCTGTCAAAAAAGTTATCACCACCAAAAATTTGATCGAGAAGAATCTGCTCAGTAATATCAATATCGAGTCTTTAATGATCGAACACAACGGATCTTTATCTGAAACGAAATCACTCAAATATCAAGAGGAGATGGATTGGTTGGTTTCTAACCACCAAAGAAACCAATTTATCACAAATCTAGTAACGCATCTGAAAGGCAATACTCTGGTTCTTTTTAACTATGTCGAAAAACATGGTAAACCACTTCACGATATGATTGAAGCGAAAGTAGACGATTCAAAGAAAACTTATATGATTTATGGTGGAACAGATGTTTCACAACGAGAGTCTATTCGGAAAATAATGGATAAGCAAACCAACACCATTTTGATTGCATCATATGGAACATGCTCCACGGGTATTAACATTCGTAACATAAATAATATTGTGTTTGCTTCCCCGTCTAAATCGGTTGTAAGAGTTCTTCAATCAATTGGTCGTGGTTTACGAAAATCGGAGGAAAAAGAAATGCTTACAGTTTACGATATAGCAGACGACCTCAGATATAAAAAACATATAAATCACACATACAAGCATCACCAAGCAAGATTAAAAATTTATAAAAATGAAAACTTCAATTATAAACTCACCAGAATAAAAATAGGAGGTAAGTGATGGATATTCCAAACTCTTACAGAATTATGAAGTTGACAAATGGTGACAACATAATTTGTGAAATCAAAAACTCCAGCAGCACACGTTATCGAGTCAAAAGACCAATGACAATTAAAACTACTGTGCAGTTTGATGTGAAAGGCAATCAGCGTGATTTAACTATTCTCAGAAACTGGATGAATCATTCGGATGAAATTGAAACAAATATTTCCACCGATTATGTCATGACAATTTTAAAACCAACTGATGGTATTGTTTCTTTGTATGAAAAACAAAAAAGTAGTGACGATGTTCCATTTTCGTCGGATACTTCTCCCATGACACCACTGGAAAGTGACGAGGCTCTTATTGATCGTATGATGAAGGAAATAACAGAGGCACACAAGGAAAATCAAGAAGATCAAGAACGTGACATGTTGGACGAAAAAATGGAAATGATTATTATGTCACTGGCATTGCCATTTGATAAATTGAAGAAAATGATTGAAAGTGAAATCATAGACAAAGATGATTTGAAAGAAATGATTGATATGTCGGAACCACAAATAGAAAAAATTTCTGAAGATCAAGATACCAGTAATGAAATGCACCGTGAGGACTTTGGAACGAAATGGACAGACTGGAGTTTATTTCCCGAAGATTATATTAATGATGAGGAAACTGAGGGTGAAGAATAACGAAAAAATATTTGTTTCCGTTGCATCATATCGAGATCCAGATGTTGTGAATACTGTTGATTCTTTGTTGGATAATTCAGACGATCCAGACAATGTAAGAATTGTAATTGTTGATCAATGGGGAAACCATCCAGACGAAATAAGACCGCAACCATCTAAAAATGTTGAGGTTGTTCGTATTCCATATCAACAATCAAGGGGGTGTTGTTGGGCAAGGTATATGTCACAGAAAAAATATACCGACGAAAAATATTACATGCAAATTGATGCTCATAGTAGAGCGATGCCGGGATGGGATACTTTTGCAACTGATACTCTGAACGGGTTACTGGAAGATGGAGTAGAGAAGCCTGTTTTATCAACTTATGCTGAAAGTATGCAATTTACCCCGTCGAAAGAATATGATTATTTTAATAGTGACGTTAATGTTGTTATCACAACCAGAGGGTTTGAAAATAAAGACGATGATAAGATTTTGAATTGTGAAAAATCAAACTACTATGTGGATCATAAAAGACCTGTCCGAATGCCTTGGGTTCTCGCTGGA